CGGTCATGCAACTCTCTCTCGACGAACTTTTCGAAGTGATCGATTACTCGACCTTCTTCGACGACCCTACTCATCACATTCCTCCGTCGCGTCCGTATATCGAGTGGATTCCGGCTACCGCTGTTGGGCGGACCCGTTGTACCACTTGCCTTTGCGGCTTCGACGCCGTTCATAGCTTCGTTATAGGCGCTATTGCCCAAGGAGCTTCCGGAATTCGTGACGGGTACTTTGTCAGGGACGTTACACCCCTTTCATGGACGTGCAACGGTTGCTGGGCTCTCGAACGAGCCCGTCAAGAGAAACTCCGAAAGGACTTGACGGAGTTCGCAAAGTCGGTCAAACGGCAGCCGGCCCGGAAGGGCGCGGCTCGTCGACGGCTTTGAGGCTCTTAACCACCCGGTTCCTCGCGCTTGCACCACGCGAGCTTGGACGTCTTCGACCGCTGACGTCCGGTGAAGGTCACGAAGCACTGTACTACGCCACAGTTCGTGGGATCTCGAAGTGGCGGCCGACTCAGGACAGACTTACCCAGTGGTGGGATGTCCGGTCCGAGTTTGGCGGCTGCGTAGAGGTTCCTGCTTCGTACTCGCTACCTGCCCCCCCGGTTAGTGCTGGGGGCTGGCGGAGACATGCCATTGTGATCGCGCTTGAACGCGCTGCCACATTCGCTCGTACCCTCGAGGGCTTACTCTGGATTTTCGGCTATCGACGCTCTGTCGATTGGTCTGCCGTTATCCTTCATTACGCACACCTAGATCTTAGTGGTCGAATGATAGAGTATGTGAAGTATAATCTGCTTCACTTAGCCAATAAAGGACGAGGCCAACCGCCGCCGATAAGGCCGGCGTGGTATGGTGGAGTGGCGGGCATGTTGGTCGACTATCCGTGTCTCACTTGGATGAAACGACTTCTACTTCGTTGCAATTCGAAGGGTCGGTCGTTCGGTGAGACGCTCCTCCTCGGGGTTAAGCGGGGCTGTCCATCTTTGGATGACCTCGCAAAACAAAAAGCCCTTGAAGACTTTCGGCAGAACATGTCCGAATCGCCTTCTTCTCCCGAGTGGATTTTAGAGGAGCTGGAGCGGTCCGTGGGTGAGCTCTTCGGGACGGCCTGCTCCGGGTTCGATCGTGCTACCTGTTCGATGAGTTTCTCCGATCGAGGAGGAGCCAACGACGACGGTTCATCCGTTTCCGTCGTTTCGGGCGGGATTCGCGGTCGGGTCTGGAGATGGGCTGTGGCCGAAGGGCTGACAACCGCGGCGGAGACCGTTCTTACGATGGTTGATCACCCTTGCTTAGGGGTTATTGAGCGCCGTAAGGCCGAGGTCGAGGTCGATTATCCGACTATCCTTCATGAGCTCCAGCGTCGCCTTAGGACGACACCTGTTGAGCCGACGGTTTGCCGGGTGGCCACGATTTATGAGCCGTGCAAAGTCCGCATCATTACGGAGGGTCAGTGGGACGTTTATGCGGCGGGGAAACCGCTGCAGAAGTCGCTTTGGAAGCGACTTCAACGTCACGATTGCTTCATCCTGACGGGTACTCCGCAGAGTGAATCGCTGATTAACCAGTTCGTTAATTCGGCAGCGGTTCAGACGGTCCTACCGAAGTTCGACCCCTCATGGGGCTGGAAATCGGCGGACTTTAAGGACGCGACAAACTTAATGCATTTTGATGCTTGTTCTGTCGCGGTCCGGGTCAGCACCTCAGCCGTTTATGACTGGCTGGGAGAGCGTCTCTGTGGCAGCCATCGGATCTTCTTCCCCAAGGAGTCCGGGCTTGCCCCTGTTGACCAGCGTCGGGGTCAGCTGATGGGTTCTCCCATCAGTTTCCCCCTTTTGTGCGCCGTGAACATGGCGTGCCTTCGCTGGGCCTTCGAGAAACGCTTCGACCGTATATTCTCTGTGGACGATCTTCCCATCTTGATCAATGGTGACGATAACGTCTTCCCGGCCGATGAGCGGCTACTTCGCCTTTGGGAACAAGCGATCGGTGCGGTCGGCTTCAAGGAGTCTCCGGGGAAGTCCTATTTTTCCCGTGACTGGCTTCAGATCAATAGCCGAACGTACGATATTACCGTTTATTCAACGCCTCGATGTGATGTTAGGGTAGCGCGGGAGCGCGCCTATGTAAATTTTGGCATCATCGGGGGCCTTAAGAAAGGCGTAAAGCGGCAGGATGCCGCCGATCTAGAGGAGTTGGCGAAGCGCACGCGTGATCAATGGGATCACGTGGGAGGTTTAAAGGGCCTTGTGTGGGGCCGGACGGCTGTCCTCTACGTTCGGAACTACCTTCATTTCGCTCGTCAAGCGAAGAAGAAGGGCTACCTCCCCTTTGAGCTCTGGCCTTGGAATCCGGTGGAGGTTGGTGGTCTGGGCTGGCCGGGGCCG